GACTTTTCAGGCGGCAGCGCCGCCCCTCGGAGTTCTGTCAATAACTGTACGGGGCGCTTCGCTTCGGATGAAAAACCACCATCAGAGACGGTAGTGCCAGCTGATAAAACCGCGCCTGACAACAGTTCAGTGACAGAACTTCCGCTGAATATCGAAGATTTAAGGCGATATTCACGCCAGCAAAGGCAGGAGATCACCAGCAGGCTAAGAAAATCCGCTAGGGAAAGCTCAGATCAAGCCTTCACGCGTACCGCGCGCTGCCTGCGCACGTCAATTGATGATGAAACCGCGCTGACATGGGGACCAAAAGTTACCGCCGCGAAAGATATGAGCCTGACGCCGGAAGAAGCAGACCAGCGCTGGCGCGAGCAGCTGCGCATCGAGGCGGAGCGGCGCGCGAACAATTACGCCGCTGCGGCTGGGGGATACCAGACTGATATCCATAGATGTGAGGATCATAGCAGCCACCAACCGCGACCTGGAACAGCTGGTGCAGAAGGGGGAATTCAGGGAAGATTTATATTACAGGCTTAATACGCTTCCCATCAACCTTCCGCCCCTCAGGGAGCGCATTGAGGATATCATACCCTTAATCCATACGTTTGCAGAGGAAAATGGGTCCAGGTTTCAGCTTTCCGGGCCGGTGTGCGAGGCGCTGAAGGGACATTACTGGAGGGGGAATGTAAGGGAACTGAAGAATTGCGCGGATTATTTTTCTTTTCTGGATAAGAAGGTCATTGAGTATGAGGACCTGCCTCCTGGGTTCTTCCACGGCAGGGTCAAACCGGAGAAGGAACCGGTCCATGACTGCCAGGACAATACAATCCTGGAATTCAGGCAGATGACGTCCCCCAGGCAGGAAGCGTATCTCTTTGTCCTGAGCAAGATCCTGGAAAGCAATAAGGGCAGGGTTTCCATCAGCCGTGAAAGGCTTTCCGGATGCAGCTGTGAGAAAGGGCTTGATTTATCCGTCTATGAGGTAAGGGAGATTCTATCTGACCTTGATTCCATGGGATATATCATGGTCCGGAAAGGACGGGGCGGGAGCAGGATTACGGATAAGGGTAAACATGTCCTGCACTACAGCGGCCTGAATCCTGATGGGAAATGCTGACAAAACGGCCGATAAAGCGGCTGAATTAACGGGTTAATAACGGCAGGAAAAAGGGCCCAAAAAAAGACGG